ATTTTCTTCGCAATCCCGATGAGTTTTAGCATTATTAAATATTCATTTTCTACCTGGTTCCCTGGAAAAATTTCTAAAAATTTAAAAATCATTATTATAAAATAATAGTAATTATAATGAAATAAAAATATTTAAAAAAATTAAAATATGGACGGAAAAAATATTTTAACAAGATATTCTGATAAGAGAACAGAAATCCAAGAATACATGTGTTTATTAATCAATACGTTGACAGAAAAATATGGAGAAGTTCCTGATGGATTTATAGTTTCATTGGATCTTTTAGTATTTAATTTAGAGGTTCTTTTCAGATCTATAGATGATATGAAAGAGAATGGTGTAAAGAAAATTGACAAGTATCATGGAGAGCAGAAATCAAGTTCGATGCAGGCGTTCTTTAATTCACAGAATTATATTCACAAGATATTGTCTAATTTCGGAATGCAGCCTATGGCGAAATCAAAAATAAAGGATAATCAAGATGCTCTTGATGTAAAAAAATATTTAGAGGATTTAACTAAATAAATGAATGAATATAAGTTAGATAAAATTTATATACAGTATGTTGAAGATATTTTAAGTAACAAAATTGTTTCATGCGAGGCCGTATTTTTAGCGTGTAAAAGATTTAAAGAGTGGTTCAAAAGGACTGATATTTATTTCGATTATGAAGATGTCGATAGGAGAATTAAGTTTGTAAGTAAGATGAAGCACTGGACTGGTGTTCATAATGGGAAAAACTTTATTCTTTTACCATGGCAGCAGTTTGCTTTTGCAGGTATATTCGGGTGGAAGTATGTCATTGATAATACGCGAGTTACGAAAAACGTATTGATAATGCCGGTCCGAAAGAATGGTAAGACTACGTTGATGGCCGCGATAGCGTTGGTAATGAGCACTATAGATGGAGAGAATGGAGCAGAGTGTGATTTTATAGCGAATAGCCGCGCGCAGGCGAATTTGGGATTCAATGCGTGTAAGAATTTAGCGGAGAGTATAGATCCGAAGAATATGATTTATCAGAGGTATAGAGATACTATAAAAGTACCAGCGACTAAAAGTTTGATACAGGTATTATGCAGTGATAGCATGACGCTTGATGGGTATAATAGTTCATGTACGTTGATAGATGAATTTCACGCCGCTAAAGACTGGGAATTATATAATGTAATGAAGAGTTCACAAGGTATGCGTCTTCAGCCGCTTACTATAGTATGTACTACAGCTGGATTTCTTCTTGATGGGTTTCCGCTTTATGAGATGAGAAAGGTATGTTTGGAGATTTTACGTGGAGAAAAGAGTGATGATTCACAGTTCAGCTTGATATATGAGTTGGATGAAAAAGATGATTATACTGATAAGAAGAATTGGATAAAATGTTGTCCGAGTTTAGGCGCGACGGTATTTGAAAATTATGTACAGGATCAGGTTACAGCGGCGAAGAACAATACGGCTCTTGAATTGGGTGTAAAAACAAAGAATTTCAATATATTCTGTCAAAGTGTCGAGACGTGGATCCCGAATAATTTCATTAAACAATGTATGCAAAACATTGATATTCAACAACTTAAAGGGTGTTATTGTTATGGTGCGGCCGACTTAAGTGCAGTTAGTGACTTGACTTGTACTACAATAATGTTTCCTCCAGATGAATCAAGAAAGTATTTCGGTGATAAATATATATTCAAGACGGTGATATATGTACCAGAATCGGCTCTTGAAGAATCAATAAATAAACAGATATACAAGAATTGGGTTAAGAGAAAAGAGGTTATATTGACTGAAGGGAATGTTGTTAATTATGACCAGATATTGAAGGACCAAGTTGAAATGAATGAGATTACGCCTTTTTCATTGTTCACTTATGATGCGTGGAATGCTACGCAGTGGGCGATAAATGCTACGCAAGCAGGACTACCTTTAGAGCCGTTTGCTCAGAATTTGGGGAATTTCAATAAACCTACTAAATATTTAGAGATGTTGATAAGAAGTGGTAAATGTGTAATTGATTATAATTCAGCGGTTTTATGGTGTTTCAATAATGTAAGGTTAAAGATAGACTATAATTGTAATTGTAAGCCTGATAAGAATACAAATGAGCAGAAGATAGATCCAGTTATAAGTATGACGATGGCCTTAGGTGGATATTTATCAGAAGGTGGAATTGATGTTGAAATATGTTGATAATGTTTCTATATTGAATAAGAGAATACTTTTATAATACTACTTAAAATTTTCAATCATAATAAATTATAAGTTGTTTAGTGCCGCGCATGACGTCGAGATGATGTTATGCGCTTTTTTATGATGGTAAAATTTGAAAAAAGTTGAAATTTTTATTATATAATAATGAATTTTTATAAAAAGTTTCTATATTAATAATGTAAAGATGATGAACCAGTAAAATTTAAAAGTTATGTTGAAGATTAATAAAGAGAGCAAGTTGAATTTGAGAGACTACTTCAAAAAAGAAGATATTGAGATGATTGACAAGTTCTTCAATGAAGAGAATATTTCTTCTTCATTTGAAGATTTAAAAAATTTCCAGATTGAAGAAGAGACTAATTTAAGAAGAGTTTATAAATTTAAAGTTGAAGACGACAATAGTTGGTGGAAGTTTGAGTTTGCTGAATACGGATTTGATAGAGACTGGTTTAAATTAAACTTCATCAGAAGAAATAAAGTTATTTGCTGGTATTATTATAAAGATCTTAAATAAAAAATTGAAAATAAATTATAAATAATTAAAAATATATAAGTTATGATTACATTAGAAATTATTATTTTAGTAGTATTATTTACTTTTATTAGTATATTTATATATTGTAATATAAAGATAACCAATAAGTTAACAGAAATAGCAAAATATGTAAAAGAGGATTATGTTTCTAAAAAACCAGTTGATAATTCAAGAAATATAAAAGTAACATTATTTGGCGTACAATATAAATCTATAGATGAAGCTTCAAGAGCTTTAAGTATTCCACGAGCAAATCTTTCAAGATGGTGGAAGAATAAAGATATAAAGGAGGTTGAAAAGTTAGTTAAAGATTATCAAAACGGTATAAAGAATAATCCAGTTGCTCCAGCTAAATTCATCATTGATGGTAAAGAATTTACGAATAAAACAGAGGTCGCTAAAAAACTTGGTGTAAAAATCAATACTTTCCAGATATGGTATGCTCAAGGTATTTTAGTTGATAAATTGAATGAATATGGTATTGATTATAAGAAAATCTTAGGTATTGAAAATCAACCAGTTAAGAAAGAAAATGGTTATAATGCAGTAACTCAATGTAGGAATAGGGTTAGAATTACAAATAATATACTTCCGAAATACCGAATTAAATATGGTAATATTAAACCAGGAGATGAATTTGATTCATATCAACAGTTAGCAGATTATATTGGGTGTACTGTAGGAATTGTATATGATTGGGTTAAGAAAGGTTATGTTGAAATAATAAAGTAAATATTTCTATAATAAAACTTAATATTATTTATTTATTTATTTATAGCGCTCTCGGCCGTGATGGTCCAGAGCGTTTTTTATTATATAATAATGAATTTTTCTAAAAAGTTTCTATATTAAATATAGATGAAGTTAAACAACTAAAATTATTGAGATATGAACAACAATAAAATCTACAACGCTAAAGTATATGATTTTCTTTGCAGCAAGGCTTTCAGAAATATGAATATTATCATTGCTCTTGCTAAAATGTCAAGTTTATTTGAAATTATTTTCAATACTAAATTAAATGGATATATTACTGAAGATTTTTCTTGGTGGGATGAATTAAATACTGATTTTCAAGGAGCACTTATTGATATTATTGATAAAGAAATTACTGATAAAAGTGTAAAATCATTTAATGATTTTGTTGATAATTTGAAAATTCATCATCTTCTAAAATTAGTGGAATCACATAATATATAAATAAAAGTTCTTTTTATAAAATTCATTTTCATAAATTATTAATTTGTATATTTATACGCCTTACGCCGTGATGGTCTAAGGCGTTTTTTTATGTTATTGATTATCATTTAATTAACTGCACTAATGCATTAATGCATTAATGCGCTGCTGCACTATATTTTATATTTATGATTTAAATATATTATCCTATATTAACAAAAAATATATATAAACTATATAACTGTTTCTATATTAACAATATATAGTTTATAAAATTGATATGGGTTTATTTGATAAGAGAGAAAAGAAAGAAGAAGTAATTGTTCGAGATAATTCACAAGATAATGTTCAACAGGAATCATATACCGTCCCTGTTGGACTTGATTTCTTAACTCCATATTTAAATAAAGGAGAAGCGACAGCAGTATCAGCATTTTTCGGTGGTATCCAGTTGATTTCCAATACGTTAGCATCTATACCAATCCATGTAAGAGATGTAAATAGTGGTGAAATTATTTCTCATGTGATATATGAGGCACTTGATGGTGGAATACAGAATAAATTCACTAAAATGAAGCAACTTATATGGGATCTTTATATTGAAGGAAATGGTCTTTTTTATATAAAAAGAGCTGCAGATGGTAGTCCAATAGAACTTCAGTATATACCAAGTGGTTCATATTCAATAATTTATAACCAGCAAAAAAGAGAACTTTATTATTTAATACCTGAAATTGGTAAAAAAAGAATAGAGCCGATTAATGTAATTCATGTATTGATGAATAGTACAGATGGGGTAAATGGAAAAGGAATCCCAGTTTATGCGAAAAAACTTCTCAATATTGCGTTAGCGACAGACACACACGCAAAAAATTATTTCGAGAATGGAGCGAATATAGATGGAATATTGAAATCCAATAGACCTCTCAGTACACAGCAGAAACAAGATATTAAAGAAAGTTGGAATACTGTTCACGGAGCAGGAAAAACAGGTGGTATTGCAGTAGTTGGAAATGACATGGAATATATACCAGTTGGAACAAATGCGAATGACAGTGAAATGTTGGAGACAAGAGAGTTCAATGCGCAGGAGGTTTGCAGATATTTATGTATAGATCCTATATTATTGGGACTTCAATCTTCTTCATCATATAATTCTATAGAACAAGCGCAGTTAGCATTTTTAAGCCACTGTATTTATCCTCTTATTTCATTGATAGAGAATGAGTTTAATAAAAAGTTGATAAAACCAAGCGAAAAAGGCAGAATATATATTGACTTTGATGAAAAACATATAATGTTTGCAGACAAGAGCGCGACCGCTAATTATTACACAAATCTTGTAAAGAATGGAATTTTAACAAGAAATGAAGCAAGACATGCTCTTGATTATGCGCCAGTTGAAGGTGGTGATGAATTGATTATACCTTTCACTGATATTAATCAGAATAAACTTGATGGTAGTGAAGATGAAAGTAATGAAAGAGGAGAAGATATTTAAATAAATAATTGATTATCAATATGATAAATAAAATATACAGAAATAATGTATCATTACGCGCAGCGGATGATGAAAATTCAAGAGAAATTAGCGGATATGCAGTAGTATTTGATTCATGGAGCCGCGACCTTGGTGGATTTATTGAAATTATCAGAAAAGGAGCAATAACAGATGACCTTCTTCAGACAAGTGATGTAATTATGAATATAAATCATGATGATAATCAAATGCTTGCGAGATATCGCCGTGGAGAAGGTACACTTCATCTTGAATTACGTGAAGATGGACTTTATTTTTCATTTGATGCTCCAATGACAGAAAGAGGAAATGAAATTTTATGGAATGTTCGAAATGGAAATTTGAATGAATGTTCATTTGCATTTATTCTTGGTGAAGAAAACAAATCACAGAGATGGTATCGTGAAGATGGACAGTTAAAGAGAGAAATAACCAATATTGGTGGACTTTTTGACACTTCTATAGTAACAAATGCAGCGTATGCGGAGACAAGCGTAACCGCAAGAGAAAAGATAAATGTTGATAAGATTTTACGTTCATTAGATGAAGAGGAAAAGGCCGCTAAAGAAGCAGAAGAAAAGGTAAAAAGAGAAGAAATTAACAGTAAATTGAATGATAGATTAAATAATTTTTATAAAAATATAAATCTATAGATTATGAAATATCAAAATACAGTAGAATATCAAGACGCGATTAATCAATTAGTTAAGAGAAATCTTGATATTATTTCAACAGCAAAGGCAGAAAACAGAGAATTATCTGAAGATGAGAATAAAGAATTTGATGAAAATGAAGAAGAAATCAAATCTTTAGAAGATGAAAAAGATGAATTAGAAAAATCTTTAGAAGATCCTCAACCAGAGGATGAAAAAGAAGAAAAATCAAATAAAAATATTAACGTTAATAACATGGAAAAAAGAAATTTTTCAATCGTAGAAGAAATCAGAAACGCAATGAAGACTCATGAGCCAATCGTTCTTAACCGCGCAGCAGTAACAGTAGCAGCAGAAGGTGAAGATGTTGTAGCAACCGACTTATGGAATGTATGGGGCCCACTTCGTCAAGAGAATGTTCTTGTTCAAGCAGGCGCAAGACTTTACACAGGCCTTGTTGGTGATGTTCAGATCCCTATTTTCAGTAAAGGACAAGTTGGTTGGAAAGGTGAAACCGCAACCGCAGATGATGGTAATGGATCATTTACAAGCGTAAATCTTAGCCCTAAGAGAATTACTGGTAAATTCCCTATTTCATTACAGTTCTTAGCACAGACAACTCCAGATGTAGAGGCAGCAATCAGAAATGATATTTCTTTAGCATTTGCAGAGAAAATCGAGGAAACACTTCTTGGTGATGGAGCAGCAAGCGCAACACAGCCAAAGGGTTTATTTAATGGTTTAACCGCTTCAACAGTAAACAGTTATGCTGAATTACTTGATGTAGAGGCAGAAGTAGAGGAAGATAACTTCAAGAATTGTAATTATGTATTATCTCCAAAGGCAAAGGCATATCTTAAAGGCCTTATCAAAGGTACAAACGCAACTGGTATGGTAATGGAAGGTGATTTCGTTGATGGTACAAGAGCATTTGTAACCAATAATGTAGAGGCAAAGAAAGGTCTTTACGGAGCATTTGATAATCTTGTAATTGGTATCTGGGACAATCTTAGAATTGATGTTGTAGCAGATAGCGCAACCCTCGCAAATGGTCAAATCATGATTATTCTTAACGGATTCGCAGATGCAGCTCTTGTAAGAGATAATGCAGTTGTAGCAATCGACGTAACAGAATAATAATCAAATACTTATAAAGACTCTTATCATAACTCTTTATATATAATCGTTGGTATATGCGGCCGGTTTAACGGCCGGCCGCAACCAATAAATTAAAATCATTATATTATTAATAACCAATGGCTTACGTAGATTTAGAATATTTGAAAAAACAGTTGAATATAGAATCATCATTTACAGATGATGATGCGTATATTATTTCACTTGAAGGCGCGGCCGAAGAGGTTGTTGAAAAGTATCTTGATTATCCACTTAAAAAATATGAAGATAATGATGGAAAACTTCCAAAAGCACTTGTTCACGCTATAAGTCTTTGGGTATCAACGAATTATGCTATTCGAGAAAGTATATCTAATGTTAATTTGACAGAAACGCCGCATAGCCTTGAATTAATTATTTCATTGTTTAAAGATTATAAAATTAATAAAGAGTAAAATATGTGGGCAGGTATATTGAATAAAAAACTTGAGGTTCATAGATTCACTAAAACGAAAAATGAGTTCGGTGAAGATATTGTAAATGAAATTTCAGTAGGAGAATATAGATGTGGAGTAGTTAATCAATCAACTTCACGCGTAAATTTAAACAATGAAATTTCATTTCCATATCAGAAAAGATTTATAGTAAGAAGATATTGTGATATTGATGAAGGTGATGAAATATTATATAATGGTAAATTATATTTAATTGAAAGTATTGAAGAGAATGAAGGACTTCAGAATAAAATGATAATCACGACAGAAAAACCAGTATAATGAAACAGAATATTCAATGTAATGCGCTTGAGGTATATGAGAAATTTTCTTCTTTAGCAAAAGAAGAAATGACAAAGGCGATGAAATCGGCCGTAAGATCAGGAGCGATGAAATTGAAAAAAGAGACAGTATCGATAGCGCGTGGAGGTATAAAGACATATAATAATCATCCTGGTGGGCAGTACGAAAATGGCAGTATTTTAGATGCAGTAATGGTAACTAAAATGGAGGCAAGAGCAAATGAAGATATTTCAATGAAAGTTCATGTTCTCGGTAACAGGAAGCAAGGTTCTAAAACGTTCAGATTCAGATTTTTAGAAGGTGGTACAAAAGACAGGTATGCGACAAAATATAAAGGCGCGCCTCTTAAAAAACAAAGGTATCTTGGAAGAATTGCGCCGCGTAGATATTTCGGGCAGGCGAAAAGAAATATTCTTCCATTGATGGACAGTATTTTTATAAACAAGATAAATGAATGTGTAAATAAAGTAAATAATACAAAATTTTAGATAAATGAGTTATGGTAAATAGTATTAATATTGGTAAATTGATTTATGGAGTTCTTATTGGAGATGAGTATATAAATAATTTAGTTGGAGATAGAATTTTTCCAATCATTGCAGAAAATGACACGGATTTTCCGTTCATAACTTATTCAAGGACAAATATTTACATATCATCAAGAAGTAAAGATGGAGTTTATAGTGATAATGTAAATTTCAATATTGTTGTATGTTCAGATTCATATCAAGAGGCATGCGAGATAGCGAATAAAGTTAGAGAATGCTTTGAAGGAAAAGTTGTATCTAATAACGAATTGAAAATCAAAAGGATAGAGCTTTCATCAATAAATGAAAACTGGAATGAAAATACTTATGTAGAAAACATGATATTTTCATGTATAGCTGAATAAATTAACTAAATATATATATTTAAGATAAAATTATGGCAACACTTTCAGAAGGACGCAGAATGCAGGAAGGTAGTTCTATTATGCTTTTCGTAAAGGTAGATGGATCTTATAAATCAGTGGCTCACGCTTCTTCACACACACTTTCATTAAGTGCAGAGACAGAAGATATTACAACAAAAGATATTGATAGATTCGGTAAGACAGAAATTTCAAGAATTACATGGGAAATTTCAGTAGATTCATTTTACACAAGTGAAGGATATGATCTTTTCTTCCAAAAAATGTATAATAAACAAGAATTGGTAGTTTGTTTCGGCCTTAAGGCAGAGACAGGCGATAATGATCCAAAGGAGATTAACACAGAGGCCTCAGGTGATGGTGATTGGACCCCAGCAGCATCAAATGTATATTATGGAAATGTTCTTATCACAAATCTTGATTGGACAGCAGATGCAGGTTCTAAATCAACTTTTTCCGCAACACTTGCAGGACAAGGTAAATTATCTTCAACAGTACCTAGTTAATTAATAATCAAAGAGTTATAAATGGAGGTATATTTATTATATCTCCTATATAATTTTCTTCTATTCATAACTTATTTTTTACGTGGTGGGCGCCTTTAAGGCGCCCTATTTTATTTAGAAAATACGGTATTATATTTCTATATTATTATATATTAAAAATATATAAAGAAAGGTGATATGACATTAAAAATCAATGATAAAGATGTTGAATTAAAGATAAAGACAAGGACTTATATGTTGTATGAAAATATTACAAATAAAAGTTTCGAGCCGACTACAATGACAGATATTATTAATTTTCTGTATTGTGTAATATTGACTTCTTCAAAAGATTATGATTATAAATATAATGATTTATTAGATTATTTAGATGAAAATCCAATGGTTTTACCCCAGTTCTGTAATTGGTTAGAAGAAGAATATAAAAGACAGACTATGATGACAAATGATTCAGTTGTAAAAGAAAATTCATCAGATAATTCAAAAAAAAAGTAAATTGTTGGGCGCATGAACTTTTCAAAATGTTGTGTTTCGAGTTTAGAATAATTGATATTCAATATTTTATGGATGAACTTGAAGAATGGCAGATAGTTGATATTATTAATAATTTAAAATATGTTGACAGGATAGAAAGAGAAAATTCACGCGCGATATTATATACGTTGATTCAATCAAATTCTAAAAAGAAGATAAAAATTGGTGATATAGCGGACCTACCTTGGGATCATAAGATGGGCCCTTATGATGAAAAAGAAGACAGAGATTTATTTATACAGGCAAATGAAATGGAGTATTTATTGAACAGTGGAAAAATAATTATTCCAGAGAGCAAAAATAAACACGTTGAAAATCAATATGTTATAGAAAATGAAGATGCAGCGAGTGATTTATTCATGAGAAGATAAATATATTCTATTTCTATTTAATGGACGATTATAGAGTAAAAGTCGGCGCAGATGTTAGTGATTATAATTCAAATATAGATTCAGCAAAAGAGGCGACCGAAAAATTTCAAAATTCAGCAGATGGAGTAAATAAAACATTGAATGATATTCAGAAGAATGGATCAAGATCCGCTAAAGAGTTGTTGAATGAAATGCGAAATATGGAGAAAGGATCCAGGAGTGTTTCGAACTATAGAAGGCAGTTGATGCAGTTGACGAGAGATATTCAAGATTTAAGTATCAATTATTCAATGATGAGTAAAGAAATGCAGAACAGTGATGTTGGGCGTGAGACAGTATTGAAAATCAGAGAGTTGACTACAGAGGCAGGTAAATATAGAGATGCGATTGTTGATGCGCAGCAGAGTATTAATTCTTTAGCGAGTGATACAGCGTCTTGGGATGCTATTAAACAAGGTATTGGGACTATTTCTTCATCATTACAGGCGGTTGTTTCGGCAGGTATTCTTGGAGCCGATTCAAGTGAAAAACTTTTAAAAGTATTGACTAAACTAAAAGGTATAGAAGCCGCTACAAATTCAGTAATTCAAGTTGGTAATGCGCTACAAAAACAGAGCGCGTTGATGATGGGTATATCAAGAGTACAAGCCGCAGCATTAGCGAAAGCTAAAGCCGCGGAGGCAGTTTCTATTGGTAAGGCAACGGTCGCGCAGAGAATATATAATACGGTCGCAAAGGCGAACCCATATCTTCTTTTAGCGGGCGCAATTCTTGGCGTGGTCGCAGCAGTTGGATCCTACATTGCTATTAATAAAAAGTTGAAAACAAGTGTTGATGATGTAAAAACAGTACAGGAAAATTTCAATAAAAAGATTGGTGAAGTAAAAGATTCAGCAGGCGAGGTTGTTGGTAAATTTATTCTTCTTCAGCAGCAGTATAAAAAGATGCAGAAGACGGCTGAAAAACAAAGATGGATAAAGGAAAATTCTGATAAATTCAAAGATCTTGGATTAAGCATAAAAGATGTAAATACAGCCGATGATGTATTCATTAAAAATTCAGATAAAGTAATAAAGGCATTAAGATTACGTGCAGAGGCAGAAGGATTGATGACATTATATCAAGAACAGTATGTTGATGCGTATAAAAAATCAAGAAAAATTTCTGAAGGCAAAAGAGCGGCATTTGCTCCAGCAACTTATATAAAGAGTGATTGGGTAAAGGCAGGACTTAAGAGTGGTGAAGATTTTACGCAGGCATTCCAATATTCAATGAATATTACAGGTACTGCTGGTGGATCAGTATTTTCATTGACAGATGCAGGTGTTGAAAAACTTCAGAGATATTATGAATCACTTGGTGAACAGAGTTTAAATTCATTTGTTGAAGGCGCAGATGGTATTATTGACAAGATACAGAACTTGTTGACAGAGGCAAATTCATTATCAAGTGAAATATCAGCATTTCAGAATAATGATAACAATAACAATAATAATACGCCTCAAAAGAGACTTATCAGCGAATTATCATTATTGAAGGAAAAGAAGCAAAAATTAATGGACCAGCTACCATATATCAAGGAAGAGACAGAAGAATGGAGAGAACAATTAAGACAAATTTCTGAACTTGATGACAAGATTAAAGGCCTTGAAGATAGAATGGACGCATATCTTAAGCGTTTGAAAACCAGCAACATAACTATTAAGAAATTACCAGCTATTAAAGGAGAGATAGAATATACGCCGGTGATTAAAGATATTAGATTAAATCCGAAAGAAATTTCAGAATATTATCAAAAGGCATTACAATTAGCCGCAGAAATTACTGATTATCAACGTGTTGGCGCTATTACTACTAAACAAGCGCAGGACATGATAAAGAATATAAATGAAGGATTGAAAACTAAAGGTATAATGATCCCTGTTTATATGGATGGTTCTAAATTGAATGATTCTATTCAGCGATGGGTCAATGATTTAGACAGTGTATCAAGTATTTCTGAAGGAGTTATTGGAGGTATTAATTCTGTATATGAATCTATTACTGGATTGAATGAACTTTTAGAAGAAAGTGAAGATCCTTGGCAAAGATTTTTCGCAGTATTTTCTACTGGTATGAATATTTTCAATGAGTTGGTAAATATTCTCGAGACAGTTGGGACTATTACTGAACTTGTAAATAAAATCAAGAGTGGTGGTATTCCAGAGATTTTAGCGGAGACAGCAGCATTAAAATCAAATACGGCGGCAAAACTTGAAAATGCAGGCGCAAGTGCAGCAGAAGCAGTTGCAGGTGGAGCATCAAGTGTGGCAAAAATTCCAGTGGTTGGATGGGTATTAGCAGGAGTTGCAGCAGTTTCATTATTAGCGACTTTAATTGCAGCAATGAGCAAGGCAAAGAAATTTGCAGGTGGTGGTATTGTTGGTGGTAATTCTATTCATGGTGATAAAGTAATGGCAGCCTTGAACAGTGGAGAGATGGTATTAAATCAAAAACAGCAAGATAAATTATGGAATATGATTAACAGTGATAAACAGAATACGCAACCAGTTGTAAATCAAAAAGTTGAATTAGTTGTTCATGGAAATGATCTTGTTGGAGTATTAAACAATATTCAAAGAAAAAATAATAAAATATAAATTATGTTATATAAAAGTATATTTAGTGACATTAATGGTGTAAATTATGGTGTTGAAATATTGACAGATAATATTTCTACGCCTGTTGATATTGTTCTTGGTGGTAATCCAGTTGTTATTTCATCATCTTCAGATGGATTATTTTCTCCAATAAAGAGCCGAAGTTGTGTTATTGAAATGGTTTCACATGAGTATCATTTCGATTTATATTCTCCGCTCTCGAGAGGTGTTTCAGTTAAAATATATAAACTTGATAATCAAAAAGTTATATTCCGTGGATATGCTACGCCTTGTTCATATAATCAAGATTACAGTTATTTAAACAATATTGAAATTGAATGTGTTGATGCGATTTCTACAGGAAAAGACTTCAAGTTCGACAATGGACTTGTATTTTCATCATTTGAAGAAATAATTTTATCAATATTGGATGATTGTGGTTATAAAGGCAGTTTATATGTTCCAGAATCATATACTAAAGTAAATGGTTCAGATATTTCAAATATTTTATCTACTATTCATATATCTTGTTCGAATTTCATTGATAATGACAGTGCAGCGAGCAAATGGACTGAATATGAGGTAATTACTGAAATAATGAAATTTCTTGGATGGAGTTTAGTTCCTTATGGTGATGATGTTTATCTTGTTGATTACAGGTATATTTTCAATGGTGGTAAAAATTATATTGTTTATGATATTCAAAGTGGTGATACTACTACATATACTGATACAAATAATATATTGAATATCAGTAACTTAGAAGCAGGTGGAAGACCGAATATTTCTATTGATGATATTTTCAATAAAATTGATATTTCAGCGAATTTATATGAAATAAACAAGATTACGCCTGATATTTTTTCTGATGATGCACATATATCTATTACTGATGAAAAGAATCTTGGACTTGATGAAAGTAAATGGACAAAAACAGAAAGGAAAACGTTCTTATGGTGGAAAAGCGAGAAAAAAGAAATTACAGGATATGATTATCAGACTATATGCAGATTGGATGAAAACAGTGGATGGCAGCATTTTTACTATAAAAAAAGTGATTTAAGCCCGCTAAACAATGATGATGGACTTGGATATTATGATCCTACTTCTGAAAGTAATTATAATAAAGGAAAGATAAACAAATATTGTAATACAGTTGGCGCCTTGATACAGCATTATGCGTATCGTCCAGAAGAAGGACCGAATATAATACCTACTTCTCTTGATTGGGAAAATATATTGACGTTCTTTATTCTTGATGATACTACTTTTAAGTTGAATTTTACAAATATTGTAAATCTTGAAAAGAAAGTATTGACATATAATGTTGATGAAGAGGTGAATTACAAGCCCGCAAGTGGAAAGAGTTGGATCACTATTTCGGGTGATTTATTCTACCAATATAATGGTGAAAAATATGGTGATAAAGATAAAGACCAGTTGAATATTATAAATACTAAACCTGGACAAGAATTTTATACTACAGCGCCTGTTGATAAATCTATTGAAATTTCAGATAAAAGATATTGTTCTTTATATAGAAGAAATACTGATCCAGATTTTGGAAAAGGATTTTCTATGTGGAAAATGGCGGTTGGCATTGGAGACAAATATTGGGATGGAGACAAATGGGTTGATGGTTATACTACTTTTTATATAAAATACAATAATGATCCTACTAAAGATGATGATGAATTTATACCAGCATTTGAATGGATGAAATGTGTAAATACTTCTACATATAAAGACAAAGTTGGTGTTGATGGATACTGTATTCCTATTGATAGTGAAAAGGTTAGCGATCCTTCATTTGGTAAGTTGAAAATTGACATATATGTTCCAGCATTAGTTCCTACTGAATTGATAGGATTTTTCAGAGAGATTCATCCAGAATCATCTGAAGCTATTCCTTGGACCTATGTTCCGCCTGTTGTTTATGTAAAGAATTTCGAGATTGGATATGTTTATACTGATACAAATGAATGGTGGAAGCAGCATGTTGGTGATACAGGTAAAAAGGACAAAGTTTATGTTGGTTATATAGATGAAAACTTCATCAATGAGTTCGATACAATGACTTTCAAGATAAATACGGCACTAAAAGACAGGCCTATTTCAAGGAGTTATATTACTGATGGAAATAAATATGTTGATACTATTAAACATGTGAATGCGCATGGTGGTGAAGAAAAGATACAAGAATATAATGTTATTGATGAATATTTAGATCATTACAGTGAAAGAAGACCAGTTTATGAATGTAATATTCATGGATATTATAATCCACTACAAATGTTTGAATATCAATATATTACAGATGAAAATAATGAAAATTATATTTTCATGAATGACGCGCAGAGATATAATATGCGTCTTGATAAAAATACTATAAATTTAATTTCATTTTAACAAATGAAATACTATAAAATTAATTTCATTTTAACAAATGGCAGAAAGAGTTAGAAAATATAATGATTATCAGCCTCTTGACAGACCGAAATTACCTCGAAATAAATGGGGTTTATTGAATACAGAAGGTGGTGGTGATGGATATTCAAGTTCTATTTTCGGTGGTGGTTCTACTTCACAAGTTGATTTAAGTGGACTTGTTGTTGGTGATGTAATGGCGCAGATGGATGAATTTATTGGCGCTACTTCTACTGAAGATGGATTCAAAGGACTTGTCCCTGGACCAATAGCAGGTGATGAAAGTAAATTTCTTCAAGGATCTGGGACTTGGATTGATATACCAGCATATAGATGGTTGAAAGAATTTCCAGAGAGTGATGGACTTGAAAAGACAGGATTGACTATTGATGGTAATTTCAATGTAAAAGATACTTTATCTACGTTGAATTTGAATGTTGAAGGCGCAGCTCACTTCTGGACTTTAATCATTGACGAGGTAAAGGCAAATGGTGGACAAATAATTGTTTCTCCAGCATTATTTCATGTTGACCACGTTGGACGTATTATAACTTATTCATTATCAAATAATTATGCAGATGATTTTTCTAAATTGCTTGAAAACAGGAGTGATATTAAAAGATTTTTAGAGGCGAACAATGTTTCTACTATAAGATGTAAAAGATTATACATGCGTTGTGATGATGGCAGCAAAAGGACTGAAAATGAATGTGTTGCAGGTGATATGATGAGATGCAGGACGTTCAATGTAAGTGATGGATTCTATACAAATGTAAAGAATAAAGATTATTGGTCATTTGTTGTTCATGTTGGTGAAGAGCCGTATTATGACAGAGATAATATTCAGCATGAAGCATTTTATATTGATTTGGCGTATGGAATGAAAACTACCAGCGGCGCATATATACCTCTTGGATCAGTATTAACTGAAGATGGATTTACGCCTCCAGAAAATTGGACTATGGTGAATGATATTTTCGATTTGAAAAGAATTTCAAATATGGTCTTATGTGGAAATGACAATGTTGAAGATGAGGATCTTGATGATAATCAAATGAGAGAGGTTATCAATAAAGTAATTGATATTTATGGCATTGGTGAAAAATTGAGAAATCTTCTTGGAATGACTTCAAGTGTTTCATTACCAATGAATTATAATGCTCTTATTCAGATAAATAATCAGTTACAATATATAAACAGCGGAGTTGTAAATGATTATGGCAGTGATGATAATATGGCGCAGATGATTGTTGATGGTGGATTTACAAGTGATTCATTTACTTCTACAAATGCTACTACAAGAAGATTGGCCGCAGCGAGATTGGCCGATGATGTTCTAAATACAAATACTGATATTGTAAAAGACAGATATTCTTTACTTGAAGATGTTGTAAGCCGTAATGACATTACTATTCCAGGTGGTACACATGCAGAAAAAGATTATGAGGTCGCACATGACATTATAGATGAAAATACAGGCACTACAATATACAATAAAGGTGATATTATTGGCAGTGGTACAGTTATTCCTATAGATGTTCAAGTTGTTGATAATAAACAAGAAAACAATATTCAAATCACAGATAATGAAAGTGGACAAGAAATTGATAATCAAGAGCTTAAAGATGAGGTAAAAAACGGTACGCCTTCTACTGAATATTCTACTTCAAGAGATGCGTTCAGATATGTTGATGTTGATTATTCTTTAGAGACGCAGTGGTTGTTTGGTTATGGTGACTTTGATGTTGATGAAGGTGATAATTTATCTTCTCTTGGACATTTATATGATACAGACAGACAGAATGCGATTGTAATTTCATCTACTACGCCTGTTGATCCAGAATTGGAGGCTCCAGCGATTGCGCAGTATTCATTTATTGACAGATTCGGCACTTCTATTTCTAATTTCAGACAGACCGCGATTGCTAAAAATGGTAATGAGTTCATTGGTACGTTCATGATAAAGAACAATAATAAATATATTGATGTAAATGAGCGTATTAATTTGTTTATCAATGACTTAGAGACAGGCCTTGAAAGTGTTGGCATTCATCTTGATGGTGAAAATTCTACTATTACGTTAAAAGGCAGTGTTGAAATAAGACAGCATTCAAGTGAAAGTTATGATTCATTGGCGGTTTATGACAATAAAGACAATAAAAAAGTTGAAATAATACCACACGCTATTCCAGGCCGTTCAGCTTTAAGTACAGCAGCAGGATTGAATATTGATAATACATTGAATTTCAATTACATAACTGCAACTTCTACAGCATCAAAGGATTATATAAACATTACTACATATAAACATGGTCTATTCGGATGGGGTAAAAAGACTTATGGATATGAGTTGAATGGATATAATCTTAATTTTACTTCTTCAGTGAATATTGGAGAATTAAAACTTGGTGATGTTCTTGACTTGAAAAACTTCTATATGGTGATAAATACAAAGGCTTCATTGAATGGAAATACAAATGTTGAAAACCGTGGAGAACATGGAGAGCAAAGAATTACTTCATTGACATATACGCTAAAAAGAAATGGTATTGCAGTTCCTGGACAGGCACTTGTTAATATATTGAGTGATAGTGGGTTAAGTATTGATGGCGAGGCTTCAGATAAAATTGTTGTTTCATTGCAGAGGACATTTTTAAATGATTATATTGTTCAGAACAGTGGATCTTATTCTATTGATTATTCAATAAACATTAATTTTTATGCGTGGATAGAGGTTTCATCTTATTATTCAGCGCCTTATTTCAGATTCTACAATAATATTTCTTCATCTATTGGATATTCTGTTTCAGATGCAGCAGTTTCTACCAGCAGCGATATGAGTAAAGGCCGCACAGTTATTGGTACAAATGGATTCATGTTTGGTGGAAATAATTCAAGATATTTCTATACAGGTGATGAAGGATTTGAAATGACATGGGATGATGCAGGACTTGTTATTGACAGTAATAATGGATTCAAAGTAAATAAATTATATACAAATATTTCATCCGCTACTACTATTGCAGCTAAATATGATGTTGTTATATGTGATTATTCATCAAGCCCATATACAGTTACATTACCAGCTACAAGTGACTTTGGAAATGGACGAATATTGACGATTATTGGATATAGTGGACTTTTAGTTTATTCTTCTAATTCAGCAATACGAGTTCCAGAGGCAAATTCTGTTAGAAATTATTCATATATAGAAATGGGTACGAATAATAAAACTACAAGTAATACTTTTCATCATCCGAAATATATGGTTTCATTGATTGCAGCAAATAATGGATATTATATTTTAAGTTATATTTAATTAAAAATATATTTTATATAAAGATAAATGGATAAAAAGAAAATATTGGTTATTCTTGATAATGGACATGGCACGAGATATTATACTAAAGGAAAAAGATCTCCAGATGGACGTTTATATGAAGGCGAGTGGGCGAGAGCATTTGTTATAAAATTATCTAAGTTATTGAATTTCAATGGCATAAAAACACATATACTTGTTCCAGAAGATAATGATATTACACTGAAAAATCGAGTTTCAAGAGTTAATACTATTACTTCTAATTTCAAGAAAATTGGATATACAGTATTTCTTGTTTCAGTTCATATAAATGCAGCGAAAAGTGATGGAAAGTATCATGATGCGAATGGATTTACTGTTTGGGTTTCAAATGATTGTTCGGCAGATTCAAAGAATTTAGCGAGCAAATACAGTAAAAACGCTAAAAAAATGAAATTGGAAGGAAATCGATATATACCTCCAGTGGGATATTTTACTTCAAATTTCTATATTTTAAAATATACTACTTGTCCAGCAGTATTATGTGAAGATATGTTCATGGATAATTTAAATGATGAAGAGTTTCTTTTATCAGATGATGGAGTTGATAAACTTTTAAATCTTCATGTAAATGCTATACTTGAATTTATAGATGAAAAATAAATGAAATAAAGAGATATGGATTTAATTGATATTTTAAATGCTATATACAATACTAAAATCGAATTAAAAGACGTAATTGGCGAAGATAAAGATGAATTTTCTCGACTTCCAGTTTCAGTTCATAATTATTTAGTTGACTGTTATAATAATGGTTATATTGCTAAATATGGTGAAAAATGGAAAGAATTAAGTGGTGAAGACATTACAGTTGTTGGCCCTCGTATTCATTTGGATTACAATGAGTTAGACCCTAGCCACAGTGATTATGATATTGAAATATTATGTGATATTATGACCAGTGTTTATCAAAGGAGATTGATGATCCGTGATGAAATAAATACTGATAATGAATATTTTCCTGATTATCCAGATATTCTTCTTACAAAAGGAGCAGAAATGACCGCGCTTGGTGAAAGTGAAGGTGAAGAAGATGCGCAAGATGATTATAATGATGGCTCTTCATTGTTAAAACCTACTATTACTTCAAGAAATAATCAAGTTATAATCACAGCAGCGAATGAAAATTCAATAATTTACTATTCTATTGGCACTCCTGGTGGACCTTATTACATATACAATGGACCAATAAATCTTGGTGGTGATGCAGTTGTTTATGCGTATGAGAAAAGAGGAAGAAGAGAAAGTGAAAAACAGAACTATTCATTTACATATACTGGTGGAGGTGGAGGTGAAGAATATACTGTACCAGCGCCTGTAATATATCGTGTAAATAATTCTGTTTCAATACGTTGCGATGATTCAAATGCGGTTGTTTTCTATTCAAATACAGAAAATGGCAGTTATACAAGATATACAAAAGAACTTCAAGTACCAGAAAGTGGATTGACAGTTTATGCGTATGCGCGCCGTGGTGATAATGTTTCATCTATTTCATTTGATCATTTCAGTTATATTTCTGATGGCTCAGTTATTTTACCAACGCCTTCTATAGAGGCGCTGAATGGTTATTGTTTCAGAGTTTATTCAAATTCTGATAATCCAGATGTTGATTTATATATAATCATGAATGGAAGTGAAAGTGATCCTGGTGAAATAATCGCAAATGAAGATGTTGTTTATGTTGATGAAGATACTTCTATTATCATGTGGAACGAACTTGATGGAAATACAAGTGACAGATACAGGACAGTATTCAAATATGATTATGTGGATCCTACTGTTGTTTATCCTCCTACAATAAATTACGCCGACAATACTGTTGTTATCAGCGCAGCAAATACTAATGATTCTATAATATATAAATTCGGTTATAATGGTGAAGAAAAGACTTATACAGGTGAAATAAAAATCAGTGATGATGTGAATGTTTATGCGCAGGCATTACGTGGTGGACAGTTCAGTGAATGGGCAGGACCTGTTTATTGTAAATTTATACCAGAAAATGGTGTTTATGTTAAAGCAGTTGATATTCAATGTGTTGGAAATATTGTTACAATGACAAGTGAAAATGGTAAAAATTCATCTATATGGTTCACAATGGATGGCAGTGATCCTACTTTACCTGGAG